CTGACGTTGACCTGGATCCAGACCGTGACCAAGTGGATATGTTTGGCAACGAGTGCGAGGGGATGTGCGGCGTATGACATTCACCACCTTATCAGGCCGTACCGTCAACGTTGCCAGGACAGACGTGTTCAGGGTGAGCATGAACGAGGGGGTCGGCCTGCATACCGTCACCATCAAGATCAATCTGGATGAGGCTACCCAATTAATGGAGGTCATGCTTGAGCCGGGAGAGATTGAAACTCTTGACGCCCAAAACCTCGCGGCTTGAACGCGGTGCGTTCTCGGCGCAGGACGTGACCTGGGAGGATGTGGCAGGTGCCTTGTCTAAGGTCAGCCCGACGGCTAACCTGTTTGCCAGAATCTGTTATGTGGGTGACCGGACAAAGATCAGGCAGCTAGAGGCGCATCTGTTGAACAAGATTCTCCATCACCCAGAGACACAAGAGATGGTGGTCAAGGTCGGAACTCTCAGGGCTCTAGTCCGTCTGTCGGTGGTCGAGGTAGCCGTGGGTCGGAACTTCCCAATTGTCGATAGTGATGCGCCGTTTGATAAAGTGCGCCTGCTCAAGCTACCCAACGCCAAGGCGTTTTATCGCAAGTATTCGGTCCTCTCGATGTTCCTCAGAGACCAGCTCTCAAAGATGGATGAAGAGGTCGGAAAGGCCCTGCGGCGTGACGTATTTGTCCCACCTGTGGTATAGTATATGTACATTGAAGAAGTATGGACCGGCCTCGAGCCGGTTTTTTTGTGCGCGTTTACGATCCAATTACTGAAACCTTTATAGATGACATCGACATAGAAGAAGTTGAAGCTCTGGGCTACCGCCGACATCTCGCCGACACTTCTGACGATGAATGGAGAGAGGTAGAGTGTGCTACGGATAGAGAGCGTAGAAGACTGAATAAGGCGCACGGAACACAGCATTGGAAGTTCATCCGGTAATCATGGCCAGAGTGCCTGATAGGCCAGAGAACACAACAGAATCTAACAACCAGGAGAGTTAAGCGCAGTCGCGTCCGATGGTACGGTGTCCTCCACACCTAGCCCATGAAACACCGCTGTACACAACTCCCCTAAAAACCGGGCGCGACACCTTACATATGAGTCATCTGACAGACATCAACCAAGGGTATTGGAAACATTGGGCCAGAGCACACGGATACGCAGCACAACTCGCGGCCGCAGCCATTCTCGCGGTCGTACATGCTTGGATACCATACCTCTTCCCAAACACAGTAAGCAGAGTAATAGACAACATAAACGAGACTCTGAGATGTTAAGCCAAGTAATACAGGATCTAACCACTCGCTCTTAGTTCTTCTCCATTACTGGGTACAGATTCTCTCCATTACTGGAAACACTAGGATGTAGAGGTGGGATGTAGGGGTAGGATGTAGAGGTTGGGATGTAAGGGTGGGATGTAATGGTTGATAGATATCTTTTAGGGCACACCCACACAGCAGTTCAAACCACCGGTTCCGAACCAGTTCAAACCAACCGGTTCCGAACCTGCCCACCAGAAATGCCCTAGCCCTGGGGAATTCCCAACAGAATCAGCCACATAGGGGCGAGAGCGTGACCCTGCACGGGTTCAGGCCCCAGGAATTGGCGTAAACAGGCCGCTGCAGACCCCCCCCGGCCCCCTTTTTATTTTTAGAAAGACTTGGATATCTATCCCAAAATCACATCCCAGAATTCCACATCCATAAGCAATAACTAATGGACTTCCAGATGTTAGACCAATACGTTCACGAGGTTTGTAAGCAGACCAAGTGTTTCATGGGGGGAAGAGGAGAGTGGATCGTATATCTGGACGGAGTGATTTACGCAAAAATAATCCCAGAAAATGCCCTTCAAAAGCAAGAAACAAAGAGCCTACCTGGCGATAAACGAGCCCAAGATATACAAGAAGTGGAAGAAAAAGTACGGGATCAAGAGACCTAAACAGGTTAGAAAAGCGTGAACTATTGGGATGATGTAGGGTTTCCGTATCCTCAGAGTGATCGCTGGAAAACCCCGTATGGTGTAAGGGGGGCAAAGCGGTTTGTCGCTCAAGAGGGGCAGGGGTTATTACGTTCTCCAGACCGTCGCGGACAGCAGTTAGCAGCGGAACAAGCCAGAAGAACATACCAGGGCTTGCTAGCGAGAGACATGATCGGGATAGAGCCATATGCCTTGTGGGCTGGTCGTGCGACGCAAGACCCGGACGTAGGCTTCCAGCTAGCCCCGATGGATGTAGTCCCTGCGGGAGCTATCGGCAAGGGGTTAGCCGGACTCATCGCCGCAGGTACAGGGGGATTGTTAGCAAGGCAGCTTATGAAGCAGCCTGTCAACCGCTCCAGTGTGAGCATGATGGGCTACCACGGTGGACCTACAAAGTGGGCACCGGAACCAGATGCACCGCTAGGCCGTCCGAGACTAGAGCGCGTAGGTGAGGGTGAAGGCGCACAGGTTTTCGGGCATGGGTTCTATGTTGCGGAGAATCCTAAAGTAGCGGGGGAATATAAAAATATAGGGCGTGGGGAAACTAGGATTGGTGACACTGTTATTAAGGATGATGGAACCGGTTACACAATAGGTGGTTTATTGGGACAGACTGAGGGGAATGTTGAGAAGGCAATAAATAAGACTAAATACCAGATCAAGAGGTATTCTCGGATCATTGGTGAGGGAAACCAACAGACTAGAACTGTCAACAGAGAAGCACTTGAAAGATGGGAGGCTACAAAGAGAGAGCTTGAGAATATGTTAGGGCAGGAAACGCATTTCTCAAGAGGCTCCCTCTACAAGATGGACGTGCCGGACGCTGACGTGGCAAAGATGCTGGACTACGATGCGCCGCTGAGTGAGCAAACTCCCGCTGTTCAGAAAATAATCCGGGAAATATACAAAGACTCTTGGCTTCGGGATCAGTTTACCGTAGGTTTCTCTCCAGGCAAGAAGCTAGATGTTTTGAGTCAGGGGGAAGGTCGCGGGCAGTTGATTTATGAGTCGCTACAGTTCATCTTGGGGAGTCAAGAGCGCGCATCAAAATACCTCGCCTCCAAAGGAATCCCTGGCCTGAGATATCTGGACCAGGGTTCTCGCACTGCTAAAGAAGGCACCCGCAACATGGTCATCTGGGATGAGGACTTGTTAAAACGGATAAAGGTTTTGGAGCGGGATGGGGTTAAACCTGAGATCGTGCCAGGTGTCCCGCGAGGGGAGGAGATGGTTGTCACGCATAACCTAACCCCCGAAAACCTAATTCATGCAGAGCGCATGGGTGGAATACCGATGCCAAGTTTAGGTGTTGCTAAAACAGGGCAACCGATAGAGGGGTACGGGGATATCGTGTTAATCGGGGACAAGCAGATGGCAAAGTCCAGTGCTAGGAATCCTGTGGCCCCTGCTGACTCTTACACGGTGAGGTATCCGAGTATCCTAAAAGAAATCAATAAGGACTCAAGAGCGGATGCTTTGGAGCTTTTTACAGCGCCAATAAGGGAAATCGATCCCAAGTTGGCGGATGAGGTGTTATCTAAGCCTTGGCAACTGTATGACGAGCTAGGTGAGCTAAGACATTACTGGCCTACCCGAGCGTTATACCTAAAAGACATCGGGCGTGAGGATGTATTACGGAAGGCGTTAAAGCGGTATCAAAAAGAAAAAGAATCCATGAGTCGTGTGGGACGGGATCGCGGGTATGTTCTTAATCAGGAAATATCCGATGCGGGTCTTGATCAAGGTTGGTACAGCTACTCAGACAAGCTAGTTGATCGTCTGCGCCAATCGGGTGTGCGTATAGATGAGAGGATTTTTAAGGGTTTTACTCCGGCAGGTAATAGACGTTACGCGGCCCATACGCTTGATAACGTGATGAAGGAGATGCGTCATGAAGCAAGAGATGCGTATCAAGGCGCAAGTACCTATGGAATGGGTGAAATAAGGGCAAGGCTTGCCCCTCGGTTTAAGAACCTTAAAGCAGTTGTTGAGGCCCGTGGCAGGTTGGTTGGTGATGATGAGTTTAAGAAGGTAAGAGAAGAGGTTCAAAACGCATTTATTAAACTTTCTGAAAAACTGGCAAAACACCGCAAAGGTTACGATCCTAAAGAGTTCGGAATACTTGACCGTATTGGTGAGGATTTAATCGACTACTCAAGACGAGGTAGGCGGGGATTGGATGATTTCTATGATGATGTCCCTGAAGCCTTGTTGAAAGAGATGGATGAACTTGTAACGGCAATCAAGAAAATGCCGACTGAGTATTTTGAGATAAAACCTAATCGCGTTGTTCAGGTGGATGAATTCAGCGGTGCGCTTGTGCCTGATGATGTAAGTGATGAAGTCATCAAGCGTCTTAATCGTTTGGGTATCAACAGAATTGAGAGGTACTCCAAGTCAGGCGCGGCAAGTCAAAAAAATATTACGGCATCCAGAACTAAAGCTCTGGATAAGTTTCAAGATATGATGTTTGGTGCTGCCCCTTTGGGGTTAATTGGTTTGGAAAAAGATAGGGAAGGGTTGTTGCAATGAAAACAGAAATGCAGGTCCAATTTGTGGAGTTTTTCTGCCTAACAGGCAATGCCACAAAATCGGCCACAATGGCGGGTTATTCCGAAAAAACAGCCTACGTTAAAGGTTGCCAGCTAAAGAAGCAGTTTGCCCGTGAAATCGCGGAGCAGACTCAGCAGATGATTGTGGACTCTATCCCAGGAGCTCTATCCCAGCTTAAAAACCTAGCGGAATCGGCACAGTCAGAAAGTGTCCGGTTAGGAGCGGTAAAAGACATTCTGGACAGGGCAGGTCTGAAACCTGTGGAC